AATTCAAGATTCTTTTAATGAAAAAGAAGAGCGCCCTGTTAATATGCTTTATATTTCTAAAAGTAAAAAGCTTGTTAAACAATTAGCTCATCTTCTATTAAGATATGGTATCGTAACAACATTCCGACAAGAAAACGACAAGTATTCTTTAGGATTCGTTAATAGTAAAACTCATCGACGGTTAAAGAAGAAATCTCACACTTCGATGTTCGCATTATATCATTCTTATAAATATCAACCAGTAAACGATAAACTTAATAAAATATTTTTATCATATTTACCGGCTAAAGAATTATCACCGTCTGATTTTAAAAAAGTAAAATTCGATAAATTATCTGTCGAAGAATACTTAAAATCTAAAACTCTAAATAAAAACGAAGCTCGTGAATTTGCCGAGCTTTTAGGATTCGAAACAATTTCTGATATATTATATGGTGATATATATTGGGATAAAATCGTATCGATTGAATATTTAGGTGAGCAACAAACATATGATGTTTCGGTACCACACTATCGTAACTTTATTGCTAACGATATTATTTCACATAATACTGGCAAAACAGAAACGATGGTGGTCGAAGCACTCTTTAACGTGTTTACACGTAAAAACTTTATTCATATGTTCGTAACACCATATCAATCACAAATTCGAATGATATTCGATAATATCCGTCAAAAAATTGATAGCTCTGCACTTATTAAACGAGAAGTAATACGATCGACTACTAATCCTCATTTATTAGAATTTTCTAATGGTTCTAAAATAGTCGGTTTTACTTCTGGTGCAGGATCTGGTATGAGTGCTGCATCAATCCGGGGCTGGCGGGCAGACTGGATATCACTCGATGAAATGGATATAGCATAAATGGATTATTTCATGTAATATATAAATATAAAATACTATTATTTTAATAAGGAATATATTATATGAAAAATTATAAAAGTAACAAAATATTTGCAATGTTGTTTGGTTATATTTTAGGAGATGGTTGGATAGATATTAATCATCTTGGTGGAGTTTCTGGTGACTTAGAAGCTTTAGAAATCATAAAAAAAGATATGCAAGATCTTTTTGGTAATATTGGAAAAGCTACTATTTTATGCAGAAAAACTTCTTCTCCTAAATATAAAATAAAAGGAACATCAAATCAATTTTCTTTTAATAGAAAAACATCTAGAATTTTTATTGAACATGGAATGCCAACAGGTAAGTGCGTAGAAACAGATTATAGATTACCTGATTGGATAATTAATGGATCATTAGAAATAAAGAAATCATTTTTATCTGGTTTTTATGCCGCAGAAGGAACAAAAATTATTCCTGCAATACGTAAAGGATTTAAAACATTAAACTTTTCACAATCAAAAAGAATAGAACTATCTGATAGTTTGGAATATTTAATGGTAGATCAAATAGGTGGTATATTAACAGAATTAGGTTTAAAATATTCTATTGAAAGAAAAGAAGTTTTTACATGTGCAAAAAATTTAAGAATTAGATTAGATATATCTAATAGTACTCAAAGCTTATTGAAATGCATAGAAATATTAGATATGAAATATTGTCCTAGGAAACAAATATTATTTAACCAAGCTTATGATTATTTGTATAATGTGAAAATATTAAAAATATACGGAGCAGTTAAACATGCTCCAGATTTTGTTACTTATGTTATCAACAATCCAAATTGTTCATTTAAAACGCCGTTAAACAACGAAACTCCTGAAAAGGACAACGATGTACCAAGCTCATTAAATTAATAATGAGTAGTGTTCAACGACTAGGGATGAAATAAATTCCCCACGAAAGCGGTGAAACCCACTATAGTCTTATCATCAATTTTCATTCTATAGTGCGGAAGAAATAGTCTAAACTGGACCAGAATTGACTGGTCGATGAAAATGAAGGTAACTTCCAGAGCATAGGATAAAGAGCCTATGGTTAATAACAAATTGTATTTGGGCGAAGGTGACTTCGATACGATTTATGCGTTATGTATGGAACGTGATACGATCGGTATGACATGTTCTTCTACACCGACTGGTAGACGTTCTAAGTTCTATCAAATTTGTACTCAGAAAGAACTGGGCTTCCAAGAGCACTATCACCCGACACAACATAACCCTATGTGGTCGGATGCGATGGAAGAAGAATTTAGAAATACATACGATAAGAACGCATATGATCACGAAGTATTAGCAGAGTTTGGTGTCGAAGAAGCCGGCGTATTCGATAAAGATAAAGTCGAAGAAGCTACACAAATCGATAATTATGCTTATTTCGATCGAGATAAATATAAACCTGTTCGTTCTATGATGGACGATGGTAATGTAAAAGAAATACATATACTACCAGAAGGACGAACTACATTTTATCCTAATGTATTTAGATGTATGGGCGTGGATTGGGATAAAGCCCAGGCCCCAACATCTATACTTATACTTGAATATGATCAAGTGTTTAATAAATTTAGAGTTATTAATAGAACAGAAATCGAATCGTCTGAATTTACATTCGATAAAGCTGTTAAAAAGATAATTGATTTAAATGCTATCTATAACCCGAGCTATATTTATATAGACAGGGGGAGTGGTAAATATTTGCCCTATATATTGTAAGTGAATTATATAATATATATGTAGTGTGGTATTAAGCGAGAAGCCTAAGTTATTTATAATATGGTAACTCGAACCGAAGACTTAATTAAATTAAGTCAGGGGCAGAGCATAGTAAGTGAAAAGATATAATCTTACCAAGAGACCGCACCATACGTTCACAATAAGTATGAAAAAGTATGCCGACCTTATAGGAAACTATAAGAACTAGGAGATAAAAAGCTCCTAGGATAACAACGTGGAATATCAGATGGAATCTTTAAAGATTTACGGTAAGCAGCATCCTGAAACCGGACTCGATAAAAAAGTTAAGGGCTGGATGTTCTCTGAAAAGATCGATGTACAAGATCCTGTTACTGGTACTTTAGAAAAGAAACATTTAAAACCATTTATGGTTAATCAGTTATCAATATTAATCGAGCGCGGTAATCTTATATTGAGTCCATGGGACGCACATATATACAAACAATTAATTGATTATCGTGTCGAAAAAATTACGGCGGCAGGTGTTCCTGTTTATAATAGCGATAACGAACACTTTGTCGATGCTTTAGGTTTAGCTTATTTAGCGTTCGTCGAACATTTTCCAGAACTTACTAAGTTAGTTAAAAAAGCATCGTACGAAGCCGTCTATTCATTTAATAATGGGCATTCATTACCATTATATGAAAAGCGAGATTTAGAAAATCCATGGTCTAACGAAAAGAAACAATATGAATCGGTAGACGAAGCATGGGAAAAAGTTCCGCTTAATGATTCGTTTAATAGACGTACGTCTAGAAAACCTTTAGGCGGAATATTTAAAAGGACATTATTTTAATGGCTGAAGATAAAAAGATATTATATAGACCATCGATAGAACCTCAACGACATTATGAAAGTGATGGTCAGTTTAAAAAGAAAATAACTTCGGTTCCGGATCCGATACCATATTATCCAGAACCTGAAGAGAAAAAATCTGAAACGGACGAATTGTTGGCAGATTTAAAAATGGTCTATGATCTTTTACCATTCATGCCAATACCGATTCGACCTATTATCGAGACTATGATCGTAACGATTACAACCGATACGATTATACGAATCGATCCTCCTGATCCTGAGACACCATTACCTCCAGAACCAGAGGATCCAGAAAAATTTATTCCAGTACCAACACCGGAACCAGATTTACCCGGACCGAAAGTTAATCCAGAACCGTTACCTAAAGACGATTCAGATTTAGATTTTCCTGATGTACCGATTGTCGATGTACCACAAGAAAAATCACAAGAGCTAGATCGATTAGTGTATCGATGGACTAAACGTAATTTAGTTCGTGTTAAAAAACATTGGATTGAAAAGCTTAAAGATTATCTTCAAGATTATCTTTCGAAGATGTTTAATGCCGTGCAATTATGTGGCGCTGAAGATATTACTATTTTATTACTAGCCTTCGATGCGTTAGCCGTTAAGACTACGTCTGGTAAAAAATGTAAAGTAGCTCATGATAGTATCGTACGTAACGATCTATTAATAAGAGAAAAAGCAAAATTAATGGCTAAATTATATTCAGCCGACGAGCTTATTCGTTTTATGAGAGCTATCGAAGCAGCTGCACAAACTCGTCAAGAATATTATAACCACGACTTCTTATCGTATTGCCCGACTATGTTAAGTCAATATGAAAACGATATGTTAAGAAGTTATCGTGGTAAATATGATGAAAAATATGTAAACGCCGTTTATCAGTATAATAAATTATTAGTATCGTCTGCAGAATTATCTAAAGAAGTATTTAATTTAACAGCTGAAAATGCTATGGCTAAAGGTGTATTAATTAATAATGGTATTAATCCATTTGAAAAAACTCCAACACCTGATCCTATATTCTATTTAAATACATTAGCTCCTGAAGCTGGTAAGATTGGTGCTAACGGTTTATCATCGACAGGTAATTATGGTAACCTTAAACCCGGTGCTGGATCTATGTCGAGTAGCGGTGGAGATGGTACTGTCGATGCTGTTAATCTTAAAGGTAATGATAAAGTTCAAAAAATATGGAACTTCTTTAAAGATATGGGCTACGACAATAATGCGATTGCCGGTATCATGGGTAATATTCAACAAGAATCTCAATTTAGTTTAGGCATTACCGAAGATGGTTCTGGTTCTATGACTCCTGGCGTTGGTTATGGTTTAGTTCAATGGACCGATGCAGAACGTCAAGGATTATTATCACGTATCGCTTCTCAACTTGGTAAACAACCTAGTGATCTTGAAGCACAATTAGCAACGATTAAATATGAGATTATGAATACACATACTGGTGCCAAACCAGAACACATGAATGGTAAAAGTATTGAACAAGCAGTAAGTTGCTTTACTGGTAACTTCGAATACCAAGATGGTGACGGTCGTGAAAATATTCCGGTAGTAGCTCATAGTACTCGTGTCGGATATGCTCAAAATATTTATAATAATTTTGCAAAGTAATATTAGTATGGTATAATAAATTCATATTAATATATTTTGCACAAGGAAAATAAATGGGTCTAACTAATTTTTTTGAAAAAGTAACGACAAAAAAGCTAGATACTAATAAGAAAGTGACCGGAGATTTTCAATCGGCATTAAAAGCTAAGCCAGTAACACTTGGCGAATATCGAAATGCCAATGCGCAAAATCCCGGTGCACGCTCTTATGATCTAGCTCAAATAAAGAATGCTGTTTTAACAGATTCTTATTTAGCTGTAGCCGTTAGAAAATTTTCTCAACTTATTACTAAAGCTGGGTATCAAATTAAATCTAAAAACGAAGATGCAGCTAATTATGTTAATGACAGAATTAAGGTTATTGAATTTAGAACTAAGATTCCGTTCTATACGTTAATAACTTCTATCGCTAGGGACTTGTATACTTACTCAAATTCGTATATAATAAAAACTAGAGATAATAATACTGAGAAATTTGGTCTTAAAGCTGAAAAGATTTTCAGCGGTGGAGCAATTTCAGGATTGTTTTTAGCCGATCCTGCATCTGTAACGATTCGTCGTAACGATGCCGGGGCTATCGATGCATATGTAATTAATCAAGAGGAATATTCTCCAAATGACGTAATTCATTTATACATCGACAAAATGAATAATGCGGACTATGGTACATCTCGAATTTATTCGGCATTAGAAGATGTAACTATGCTCCGAAAAGCTGAAGGGCTGGTAATGACGATATTATATCGCTTTGCCATCCCTGTTTTGCATATAAAAGTAGGTAATACAGCTGAAGGTCAATATGCTACGCAAAAAGAAATTAACGATGCTCGTGATGCATTCCAAGAAATGCCAAACGACGGGTTTATCGTTACGAATGAACGTACAGCGATCGAAGCGATTACACCAAATATGCAAGCTAATCAGCTATTAAAATTTTTAGAGTATTTAGAACTTCGAGTATTCTCTGCATTAAATGCATCTAAATCTTCGATGGGTCGTGGCGGTGGTCAGTCTTCTGCTGATAACACCGAAGCATTAATGCATGATGAGGTAAGAGCATTCCAAAATGTAATTACTAATTTTATTGAAAAATATCTATTTACAGAATTATTATTAGAAGGTGGATTTAATCCTTTATTAAATAAAGATGATTATGTCGCATTCGAATTTAACGAAGTATCAATCGATACTAAAATTAAAATCGAATCTAATACAATTCAAAAATACCAAGGGAATGTTATTACTCTCGAAGAAGCTCGTCGTGAACTTGGCTTTAGTAACGAAGTATCTGAAGAAGATATGTATGCCTTTACGATTACGCAAAAAGGTAAGCTTGATCTTGTCGATGCCCAAGCTAATGCTGCTATTAAAACAGCTAAAGCTACGGCTACATTAAATGTACAACAAACTCAGTCGTCTTCTAATGATGATGGCTTAGATAATCGTAAATTTAATGGCAAACAAGCATCGTCTGGTCCTAACGATTACTTCTCTAACGATGCTAATCCGACAAATCAAAATACAGATAAATATAGTATTAAAGCTAAAGAATCTTTAAATACTCAACAAAATCTAGACGATTATTCAAAAAACTTTAGTGAAGTTGATAAACTCTATAAAGACCTCAGTAATATACTCACAGATGGTGGCACTATTGAAGACGATAAGTTTAGAGAAGCTCTTCATGAGTATGCTTTAGACTTTGCTAAACAAGGTGTCGACCATTCTAAAGCGAACAACAAAACTAATAAAGACAAGATCACTCCGAATATCGATGTGATTGACGATTATTCGTCAAAAAAATAAGTAAGATAATGCAGGATATTCAATCTGCGGTCAAAAATAATAAAGATAAAATATACATCGATAGCGTTCTAAGTAAAAATGAATATCGCCTTCGTTTCTTATGTGATTATATCTCTCGTAAAGCATATTGGTACGGATACGTACAACAATGCAAACAAGATGGTATAAAAGCAATCGATATCCAATTTAACGACAGTGAACATCAAAATGGACGCATGACCCATTTTAACATTGATAGAATCTCTATCGAAGATATTCCAGCTTATAGCCCGTACTGTACGTGCGGCATAAAACCAATCATGAAAGGATAAATAATGGACTTCCGTGAATATATTGGTTTTTCTCCTACAAGTGAAAACGTCACGATAAAAGAGTCTGTTATCAGACCTATTGGTCAATCGAGTTATTCTGATGATTCCGACAATAAATTAATTGTCGAAATCGAAGCTGTTCATGCATATCCTTATGTCACTCGAAACAGTACTCGATATGCGTATCAAGGTCTAGAAGATTCCTTATCTGAGTGGACACACCCTTATAATATTCCAATCATTATGCATCATAATGATCAAGACGGCCAAATTATTGGTCGTGCGATCGATGCAAGACTTGGTGATAGCGAACGACTCGTCGGCTCTAAAGCTTTATTTATTACGGCTGAAATCCTCGACGAAAAAGCTCAAAAAGATATCAAGTCTGGACTATTATCGACTGTAAGCATTGGTATGACTGGACACGACGTTCGTTGTTCTATTTGTGGACAAGATCTCAACGAAGGTCCGTGTGAACATGTCAGAGGAGAGAGTTATGACGGACAAACATGTTGTTGGGACTTCTTTTCGATGAGCCCAATCGAATTGTCTTACGTTATAGTTCCTTCTGATAAATATGCAAAGAATATTAAAGTATATGATGATGGGGAGTACGAACAACAAAGTAGTACTCCTTCTAATTTAAGTATTCCGCAACAAGGAGAAACCGGTACGAATATTCGTGCTAACGAATCTATGGATAAAGAAAAATTAAAAGTTCAAGAACCTGAAACTGAAGTTAAAACTGAAGTCGAAGGCAAAGAAACTGCTACAGAAGTTGAAGTTCCTGAAACTGAAACTCCTGAAGTTGAAAAAACTCCAGAGATTAAAGGTGAAGAAAAAACAGAGATCGAAGAATTAAAAGGTCAGATCGCTGAACTTATTAAATCTAACGAAGCTCTTACTGCAAAAGTTTCTAATCTTGCCGACGATTTATTAGCTTATAAATCTGAAGCTCGTAAAGAAACTGCTTCCTTAATCGAAGGTAAAGAAAAATTAGAAGAAGCTCTTAAATCTGTTCAAGAAGTTAAAGCAGGCTTCGATACATTTAAAACTGAAAGCGAAGAAAAAGTTAAGTCTGAAATTGCTTCCGTTAAAGAATCTTTCGAAGATAAAATTAAAACATTAGATTTGGCAAACTCTACGGTTACAGATCCTAATGCTAAGAATAATAAATCTACTGAAGTTCAAGTAAAAGAAGCTGCTCAACAACTTAAATCTATTACTGACGTATTTAACGCTTTCTATAAATAATAGGAGATAAATTTTAAATGGCAAATTACAATCCTGGTAAAGGTGCTAATTATTTCACTGGCGGTGCTGATGGTAAAGTATTCAAAGGCATGGGCTTCAAACAGTTCAACAACGATGACCGCCGTGTAACACGTACTCAAGTACGTTTAAATACAACTAACCATGACACTTCCAATATTGCTTATTGGTTGGATGATCGTCTTCCTGTAGCATTCCGCTACAATTATGCAGAAATGTATAACCAAGTCGTAATTCCAAAAGGTCGTATCGTAGCTGTTGACCGCGATGTTAAAGCTGCTAAAGAAAATCCTGAAAAATTCTTAAACGTATTGACACTTGCTAATGGTGGTTGCCCTGTACGTTTGCGTACAGCTGCCGATGTATATGGTGCTGCTGGTATCGTATCTGGTAAAGCTTCTGGCAAACCTATGATGAATGCTGATGTTGACTGGACTCCAGTCGATGCAGCTGCTTATACTGCCGATCATTACAAACCATTTGCTAATGGCGGTGCTAAAGCAATCGCTACTGCTGCTGGTCTTGATAAAGATAAAACTTCTGGCTTGTTAACTAAAGCTGGTAAAAAACTTATGGACCATCGTAATGGTAACGTTCCTATCGGTATTTTAATGCGTAACGAATATACTCGTGACGAAAATGCTTGGAACGGTATGACTCCTGGCGCTATTAAAACTGACGTAATGGTAGAATTGCCTCATTTCTTGTTTAAAGATGAAGCCGAACAAAATCCTTGGGGTTCTGCTTATGGTACATTCTTGCCTGGTGATTTTGTAAAATCTGACGAAAATGGTCGTATCGTAAAATCTCCATTGTCTGACGAAACTGCTTTGGCAACTATGCAAGCTCCTGAAATCGAATTTGAACGTCAACAAATTATCGGTCAAGTACACGAAGTAAATCCTAATTTAGTTCCTGAAGGTTCTACAAAATGGATGAAATGGGCTATCGAAGATCAAGAACAATTGGCTCAATATGCTGAAGATGGTTATGGCCGTACATATCGTCGTGGCGAAGATTTAGTCGATGGTTCTGCATATTTCCGTGGTATCGAAAACTATGAATTTAATTCTTTGTATTCTGACCATGACTTGAATATGACTGCTTCCAATAATAAATTGGACGTATACGATTCTCGTATGGGTGCTCGTTATGAGTATATCGGTATTCCTGGTTTAACAGATGGTCGCAACGTAGCTACGACTGCTATTAAAGACGTTAAAGTTGGTGTAATGCATCTAGCTGCTCCTACTCAAGAATATCTTGATTTCAACTATCAAATTCCAGAACGTTTCATCGAACAAGGTTCTGTACAAATTTCTATTAATAACTCTGCTTATACTCCAGTAGTAAAAGGTGCTGTTATTGCTAATGCATTTGAAGTAGTATACTTCAACGAAGTTAATGGTTTGATCCGCTTGCGTGTTATCGACCGTACACAAGCTGATGCAATTATTAAAGCTGCTCCTAAAGAAGAAGCGGAAGTAAAAGTATCTTATTCCCGTCAAGGTCTTGCTGGCGTGCCTACATTCATGGATTGGGCAGGCTGTGTAGGTTCTGTTAAAGTATTGTTACAAAAATAATAGGAGCTTTAAAATATAATGAAAATTGAAATGAAAGAATTTGTTAATTCTCTTAAAGAACAACGCGCTGAAGTGACTAAAGCTGGTCAAGAAGCTGGTTGGTCCCCTGAAAAAATGCAAGAATCTTTGAGAAAATACGATATTCTCGAAGACGTTGTTGCTCGTATGAACAAACAACCTAGCAATAAATCTTTCAGCATCAAAGAAACAATTATGACAACTGACGTTGTCGATTTAGTTCCTCGCATCATCGAAACTCGTATGATCGAAGCTGAAGATACTCAATCTGTTATTTCTCCATTCTTTACAAAAATTCAATCCGATAAAACTAGCGGTACCGTAGTCGTACCTATTATCGGTGAATTGCAAGCACACGAAGTTTCCGAAGCTGGTGCTTACAACGATGAAGCAGTAGAAATCAACACTCTTCAATACAACTCCATCGAAATTCGTCCTAAGAAAATCGGTCTTAAAGTTACGTTGTCTGAAGAAGTTATCATGGATTCCTACTGGGATATTATGGAAGCTAACTTGTCCCGTATCGGCGGTGCAATGGCTCGTTATAAAGACGAATGGTGTGCTCGTGAGTTCTCTGAACATGGTCACGTAGTGTTCGATAACTCTTTGGGTGCTCAAAATCCTGACGCTATGACAAGTGGTCTTGGTGAAGATTCTCTTCCTAACGGTACTCTTTCCGTCGAAGACTTCATGTCTATGTGTTTAGCATTGATGGCTAATGACAAAACTCCGACTGACGTTATTATGCATCCACTTTGCTGGTTAGTATTTGCTCGTAATGCAATGGTAGGTCAAGGTTTAACTTTCGGTGCTATGGGTGCTATGAATGTTAACCCATTCGGTACAACTCAAGGTACTCCTGGTTTTGCTGGTTTGTCCAACAACATGGGACCTCAAAAATTCATCTTGAACGAATCTCAAGCAATGTTTAACTTGCCTATGCCAGTTAACATTATCTTGAGCCCTCGTGTTAAATTTGATAAACAAAACAAAACATTTGATATGTATGCTATCGATCGTAATAACATCGGTGCTATCGTACAACGTGAAGATTTGTCTATTGAAAAATGGACTAATCCTGAAACTGACGTACGTATTATCAAGGCTAAAGAACGCTATGGCGTTGGTATCATGGATAATGGTAAAGGTATCGCAGTGGCTAAAAACATTTCCGCTATGCCTTCCTTCCCTCGTCCA